CCAGAAGAGTACCAAGTGTTCGTGTCTGGGCGTGGGTCTCGCAGAGCCTGCGGATCACTGACTGGATACATGCCAAGCTGCAACTGCGGCTGATCTGGGGTCCAGCACTGAGGGCACGCTTTGATCGCGGTCTGCTTGGTCTTTACCGTCAGGTTCTTGAGCTTCTTCAGGTCAAAACGAAATCCGCAAAGATCGCAAAATCCAAAGGCCTTGGCACCATTTGCGAAGCGGTTTGACATAGTTTAGGGAGTTTATCTTGCGACGATAAACTGGCTAATTAACTGATAAACATCTGCCGGGGGACGAACCGTACTGCAGCCTTCTCTCTATCTTCCGTTGAAGCAAGATCCCACGCCTCGTCGTACTGCTGTTTCAACACAGCCATACGATCCATCGCACCGGGAATCTTCATGGACAGGTAGTAAGCCAGTCCAGCCACCAAGGCGTTGAGGAAGCGGAAAGGGATGTCCTGCGTGTTGGTGCCACCTGCTCCTGCGTCTGCGATGCGTCTAAGCCGCCAGTAGATCAGCGTGTAGGTCTGAGAATTATCAGGCGTGGGCCAGACTGTGAACTGTGGCGCGACTGCTTGGCGGTTGATCCAAATCTGAATCGGCCTTGCCTGCTGCAGCTTGTTCGGGATGGACGAGTAGGTAGAAACACTGATACGCGTAATGGTCAGGTCCGTCTGCGTAGATGCAGAGCCCGCACCCGTGCGGATCACATGCTCAATCAAGTCCACCGTATCGGCGGGCAGCGTGTAGGTGTTGATGCCAGCGGTCAGGACTTGGGAGCCCTGCTCGATGGTCCAAAGGTTGATCCCACGGTTTGCCCAATCAGCAAAGAGAAGATTTAGGCTACGTCTTGCAGTACGGAGGTCGTAACCCGTGCGCAACTCAGCACCACAGCGCTCAAAGGCTTCTTCAACAGCCTCCGCCAAATCTAAATTAAATGTTGTAACACCAGAAGTGGTCATGCGGCCTCCACTAAAAACCCAGCCGTTTTGGTACCTTGGCGTTTAGCTATAGATACTGCGGAAATCGACACGCCTAGTGCTTCTGCTGCGTCAGAAACGGTTTCAAATACCCTGCCATCTGAGAGTTTAACTTTTTTCCCCCCGCCCATGCGTTTTGGCCTCATGTACTCCTGCACTCGACTCTCATCAAAAATTCTTTGTGCACCAACACGCTTATTTATATTGGCAATGATTTTTGCAGCTTCAACACGTGCTTGTTTTTCCTCTTGTGACAAAACGCCACGTGTTGGATTGTCTGCCATGTTTTTGGCTATAGGCAAAGCGGCACATGCTACTTTGTTTTTTACCAAACAAATTGAAGAAAATACAATCAACGCCTCAACTGCCTCTGCGTTATATACTGACCAAACATAAGCGCTTTTACCGCTTCTTACTTTGGTTTTACCGTCACTAAATCTTCCGCCAAATCTTTCAAAAAGAGCATACACAGGCGCACGGTCACACATTGTGACTTGAACAATAACATTTATGTATCCCGCTTTTGCAAGATGCACGCTCACACAACCTTCGCCGTCAAAAAGACCGGCAAAATAATAATCAGGAAGAGTGGTGGTGCCGGATGTGGTCATGGCTTACCTAAACTTTGCGGTCTTTGCAGCAACCTTGGGAGGCTGCTTGACGAACTGTTTGCCAGCGGCTTTGCCTGCGCGTTTGGCCCGAGTGGTTGCAGCGTACTCAGCAGGAGTGAGGGACTTGATCGCAGCCTCTGGGAGGTAGCGTTCGCCGGTCTTGCTAGAAGGTTTGCCACTTTTGGTCGCCCACTTCTGGTCACCCCAACTCTTCAAGCTCTGCTGCGGGGCCTTCATGTCAGTCCTTGTACGAGCCGCCCTTGGCCTTGTACTGCTTGGCAAGAAGCTGTGCCTTGCGCCCGCTCCACTGACCTGCGCCAGTGCCTTGCACTGCCCTGGACTTGATGGATTCAAAAAGACTCTTCCGCATCCCAGGCTTGGTGTAGTTGCCCGCTTCGTTCACCCGTCCGCCCTCGGCGTACTCCGTAAAGTCAGTGTTGTCACGGCGTGCGTGGCGTTTGCCATCCTGAAGAAAGTCGGTGTTGTCACGGCGCTTCTTCACAACACCCTTGCGGATGGCACCCATACCACGCGAGTTCAACATCTCAGATCACCTTGCACTTGCGAAGGCCACGCTGTTCGCAACCACCGCCCTTTACAGAGCCACCCTTGGCAAGTTTCCGACCCTCGTGAGCCTTCATGCCCGCTTCGTTGGCCTTCTCTTGCTTCATGGCGTCCAGATCGGCCTTGACCCCCGCAGGGGGCTTGTCAGCAGGGGGCTTGTCAGCAGGGCGCTTTTTCGCGTGGTACGCGCTCATCTCTGCGGCGGTTGCCCCACCGATGCCTTTGGATCGCATCATTTCTTGCTCCTCAGCAGGCTTTGCCGCCCATTGCCATCTTGATCATCTTGCCCTGGGTCTTGCCCTTGGTGGCGCAGCCATCAATGGATCCGCCCTTGGCGTAGGCCATACCGCCGCCCATCATCTTCTTGGCGGGCTTCTTCTTGTCGTCCTTCTTCATCATGAAGGCGGGGAGGGGTTTCTTCATTTCGGACTCCTTATGGGCCTTGGGCCCGACAAACTTCTCGGCAACGCTACGGGGGATGCCTGTGCCCTTGGGATCTTTCAGTGCCGCGTACATCAGACGCCGCTGAGCATCGGACTTAAGGGGCAATTTGCTTGCTCCGCATAGTATCCAGCTTGGCTTCGATCCTGTCAAAGCGCTCCAGCAACTCTTTCATATCCGCCCGGAACTCAGACCGCGTGATGTGGTCACGGGCAATCTCTTCCCGCGTGCGGTTGAGCAGGATGGAGATGCGGTCAAGCTCCCGGAATTTGGAGGACATGAAGAACGCCACTGCACCGATCAGGATGGTCAGGACGAGGTTCCAGAGTATTGTGGCTTCCATAAGTCACTCAACACTTCCATGCCCGCCGCGCTTTGCGCAAACGGCTATCAGGGTCTTTGGCCGCTTCCGGCCACATCTTCATCTGCCCCGCTGAACGGGCGCAGAACGACTTCTTGCGTGGACCACCCTCTGGCTGAGGGGGCTTCAGGTTCATACCCTGGGCCTTGGCAGATGCGCGTCCCTTGGCGTTCAGACCGCCCTTGGGGTTCTGCCCTTCCTTCCGAGTCCAAGCAGGAGACTTAGCCATATCACGCCCATACGCGAAGAGGGGTTACGGGAGAGGGGGACACAACAAACGGGTCAAGTTCTGGAGCTGGCCCGATGTTGCGCACGTTGGCGTGGTATCCCGTGTACGGCAGCGGCTTGTAGTTCTCAGGCACCGGATCAGGCGCAGGCTCGTAGATCGTGCCGATCATGTCGATGGCAGTGAACTTGGGCGTCAGCGTCACGTTGCCTTCGTCTGTACTTGAGTCGTACAGGACTGAGAAGGCCTCCGCCTCATCAGCGAAAACAAGCATGTAGTCATTGAACATGGCGACTCCTATCAGGTCGTAATGCTGACCAATTCAGCGTTGCTGAGTCGGCGGGGTCCAGTTTTGCGGGCAGGCGGTTCAGGCAAATCCGCCGTTGCCTCGGCCCACACTTTGCGCCTGCGGATCAAAGACGCAAGCGACCCAGCCACTCCATATGCATCCGCAATTTCGCGGTTGGTGCGTGGATCAAGGTAAATCGCTCGCGCTTGCTCCGCTGTTAGCTTTACGCTCGGGTTGCTTTCGCCATTGATTGGTTTGTTGCGGCCTTTGGCAACCATGTCGCGCATGTTGTCGCTGCCAGTGCCAAGAAACAGATGCTTAGGGTTGCAGCAGCTTGGGTTGTCGCAGCGGTGGCAAACAAGCATGGAATCGTCAATACCGCCGTTATGCAGCGCATAGGCCACTCGGTGCGTCCTCAACAAAACACCCGGCAGCGGCGCGTATAGACCGTAGCCTCGGTCTGTTTTTGGCCCTGTCCAAAGCCAGCACGCTTCATCATCAGCGACGCCGACACGCGACCAAAAAGCCTCGACGTTAGTGACAGCCTCAAGCACACCCAGATGCGCGTTTTGGCTGCGGTACTTTGCCGCCTGAGCGCGTGCCTTGGCCTTGACAGCCTCAGCGTTGCGCTCACGGTAGCGCCGCTGCGCTTCTCGGTTCTGTTCTGCTGTGGTCATGCCGTTATCGCCTTAAGTTCTGCTGCGGACAATTTTCGAGGGTAGTAGGTGATGCGGCGGATGTGGCCTCCCCAAGTTGCTCCCCCGCCAATACCGCGACTGCCAATACCTAGCGTTGTAATTGTCGGGACTGTTGCACTTGTATCTGTCTGCACCGTTGCTGCGTTGGCAGACATTGCAACATCGTTTACCTTATAAGCAGCAGCAAGTTTGGCGTTTGTGCCAGCAGTAAAAACTGAAGCAAATGTAAAATCTGCTTGAACAACTCCAGACGTTGCCATATACAACCTAGCATCTGCGACATTTGATTGTTTGTACAACTCAAACGTATTTGATACTGCCGTTGTGGACAACGCAGCAATAATCTTATCTGTGGTTTGAGTTACCGCTAAAGCAGAACCCTCCGCATACAACGTCCCCTCAGTCGCGTTGAACCAAGGACTCAGCGTATTCACCGACGCCACATCAGCACTGCGCGTCACCTGACTCGCTACCGTGGGGATGTAGGAGGTTGCGAAAGCGCCGGCTTCTAGTTGAGCGCCCCAGATATAAGCAAACTCTCCAGCAGTCTCAGGCCCACCGGAAAAACAGGCGTAAACTGTTAATGTATCCCCAGCCGAAACACCAGATGCACTCGGCATGAGGAGCCGCCACCATCCATTGCCGACATTGACTGCTGTCGAACCTGTTCCTACGATTTGTACTATGGCCCCAGTGTCGTAATTAACACTAATAGACACAAGATTTGTGGACGTTGTACTATTTCTAAGAACAAAGCTATTCGCTTCAGTAGCTCCGGAACCTTTTTTGACGTATACAGAATAGGTATTGCCTGAAGCCGATCCTGCTCCGACTACTGCGGTACTCACAACTGAATTTGCGGTTGTAGTTGCTTCTAGCTTATCGGCAGTTGTATTCCCGTCTGGTGCAACAATGGCATTTGCTGTTATTGTTACATTGGATCTCGACCAAACCACATTGTCAAACTGCTCACTGTACGTCAGCAAATTCGCCCGCTGCTCCTCTATCAGCAGTCCCTTGGCTGCGAGAGTCACAGGGTCGTAGTCGAAGCGAGGTGCATTAATCGCAGCACTCTGAATCAAGCCGTTGCTGCCCGTGAACGTGGCCGTGCTCGCACGGGTGAAGGTGATGATGTCGCCGAAGGTTTTGGATACGAGGCCCACGTTGGTCTCCCAGATGGTGTATTGAGCAGCTACTTGGTACTCTGGTGTAATAAAGTCTGTATTCAGCGTGTACCCGTTAGGGTCAAACAGGTCAGTTACACCATCTACAAACGACAAGTCAAGCGTCGGCCCAAGCTGACCAAACGGGTTGTTCCCGCCTCCACCGTACTGTACGAGAGCAGGTAGCGAGAAACCAAAACCCACAGACATCAGAAGATCCTGACAATGTTGGTAGCAGCCGTGCCCGTCGCCCAGACACGGATCACCTGAACAGGCAACACCGTGCCCCCAGGCACCGCAACAAACACCACATCAGACCCCTGTGCAGTGGTTACCTTCACGTTCCCTGCCGTGCCCACAAAAATGACGCTCGGCTCACGCAGGTTGTTGGTGTCACTAGGCGTGACAGCAGCCGCATCCCCTGGGTACATAGGGAACGTCGGGCTGTAATTGGTCTTAGCCATGTAGATCTCCGCTCTTCAGGACACGCGAAGCGTGGGGGCTGTAATTGGTCTTAGCCATTCAGCACTCCTACAAGAAGGGGGCCGAAGCCCCCGTCATCAGTTCTGGAACGTGGTCGGAGCCTGTGCGCCGTTGTCAGCACGCTGGATGTATTGCACCGTCACCACAATCTGGCCTGACGTAGCATTGCCCGTCGTCGCTGTAAACTTGGCTTGAAGCAGTACGTCCGTAGTACCAATATTGTTGCAGTCGTCAACCTGCATACCCGCATCAACCGTGGCCTGAGCAGCCACACCCGCTGCAACAGCAAGGTTCACAGTCTCAAGGTATTGGTTATCGTCCGCTGCGTTACCAACGATGGCAGCCACCTGAGAGATGGAGTTGCCCGCCAGGATCACGGTCTTCTCAAACCGGAACGACAGGATCTTGGAGCCCGCAGGCAGCGTGAAAAGGTTCACCGCAGGCGAAGCCGAGGTCAGCGCGACCCCGTTCATGTTAATGGTGGCGGATTGGGTCAGCAGCGGCAGGCCCGTGTTCATACCAGCGCCGTAACGCTGCGTGCCCGAGCGAATCGGGCCAGAGAAGGTAGAGAAGCTCATGGCTATTCCTCAAATCTGCGCCCGTCGTCTCTGAGGAGAAGTCTGCCGAGTCAGTCGGCGGGCTGTGGTGAAGCTCGGTTTGTAAGAGGGTAGCACAGGGGCAGGGCGGGGTCAAGCGCCTTTTGGCCAAGCCAAGTACAAATCTTCAGACGGGATCTTATTGGACTTGAGCCCATTCTCTTTGCGGGTGATGACGCGCAGGTTCCAAGGCACGTGTAGCCCGCAGATTGCTTCGTGTTGTAGGGGGATGATGTGGTCTACAACGTATGCTTCGCCGGTAGTCTTTGTAAGGCTTATAGCCTGCTCATACAACGTCCGTATTTGACGGAACTGCGTTTCGGTCAGCCATTTTGGCGTAGCTAAACGGTGCTTGCGTCGCCTTGCTTTTGTAAACGCACGGACAATAACTACGTTTTCTTCCGCCCACTTATCACGATAGCGCTGTTTATCTTCTGTTGAACGCGCATTTGCACGCTCTTTAACAAACTCTTTGTTCGCTTCATAGTACCGTTGCTTTGCCGCTTGTCCCGCTTCGGACTTGTTGTAAGCTGCAAAGTACGCCGCTCGGCGCTTGTTGCCCTCTTCCCACTCAGCCTTCAGACAGTCAAGGCAAGCACCCTTGGTCTTTCTTGGGGCTACATGCCCATGCTTGCATGGCTCTCCGGTGAAGTAGTACTTTGCCCCAGAGGCCATTGCTTCGGCGCGGGTCTTTGGAAGGGTTGCCAACTCCATGGTGCCTCCAGTGTTGATACCGAGAATTTACCCGTATCAGGAAGCTGCGTCAAGCCCAAAAGCAAAAAAGGGGCCGAAGCCCCTTTTGGTATCAAATTACCGTATGCTAATTAAGCACCCGGCGATCCGAAAATTCCGAGCGGATCACTGACCCCGAAAGAAAATCTTTCGCGGCTTTTAAAGCGTGAGTTACCGCTATCAAAATCTTGATCCATTGACGTAGACAAAGGCACACGCACGAAGTGCTTCAAACCGTTAGGCACATCAGTCTTCAAGAACCAAGCATTGTTGTCGGTCAAGAAGTGGTTGACGGTGTAGCCTTCCGGAATGGAGCCGTTGTTCTTCAACGCGTTGATGTCGTTATCGGTGGTGCCGACACGCAGCGACGTTTCCAGCAGTCGGGTTGCGACGAACTGGAGGTTGGGAGGAACAATCAGCTTGCGTGGCTTGGCAGCAATCAGCAGACCACGCTCGTCCGTCCAAGCAGCGATCTGGATCACAGCCGCTTCAAGGGAGGTTTCGTTCAGGTCAGCCGCCGTCGCAGGACGGTTGCTGTTGGTGCCACCGGAGACCAGCGGGTGAGCCGTCGAGAACAGGGCTTGGCCGTCGCCGTAAACAACAGCGGCAGAGAAGCCATTGTTCAGGATGGACGCCGCCTTGACCTGCTTGGTGTAAGCCATAGCCCGTGCGAGGGACTTGGTGTACCGAGCAGACAGACTGTCGTACAGGTTGTCTTCCATCGCCTCTTCGGTGATGGAGAAGCCCATAGCGATGGTCTCGTGGTTGTAACGAGCGGTCCAGGCTTCCTGCGCATTGTCATACGCGATGGCTGCAC